CATAACAGGGTGATTAATAAAATGTGGTAGTGTATCGACTTGTGAGATATAAAGTTCGAGAGAGTCAAGCTGCGATTTTGTGAGGCCATAAATGCTCTCTAACATAGCATATGTGTCTACATTGGCATCACCGCGTTGTGCAACTCGAATGGAGTAATCTTGACGGACAATTTTGACGTTGCCCAATGGCTCAGTTATTTGTAATATTTTACCAACGACCGCTCTAGCAACAGGGATATGATTAACATCATCTTTAAACCCTAAGGCAATGCCCCGTAAATGCTGTCTAGCGCGCAAAAAAGTCATCTTGTCGTCGGTCCAAAAGGTCTTAGCAACCAACCGGCCAATTTTGGGTCCCCAAATCTCACCAACTGTTGAGGGATAAAATCGACCTGAACAGTATTCACTGTGGTATTCTCCACGTATAAAGACTTTGGGTTCGTGTCCTAAGAGAGTGAAAGCATCAATCAAAGAATTTTCTATGAATTTGCTAATCTCTTGACAGAAAAATTGCTTGTTGTCATCTCCAATAATCAGAACGGTAAAAATAGATTTTGTTGCCATGTGCTTAATGGCTCTTTCCCAATTTATAGATTCCATTGTGCGTTTAATAACGGCATGCTTGATGGACAATCGACAGGGTATTTTAGCTATTTTCTTCACTGGATCAACCCAACCTGGGCGCCCGTTGGCCTTTTCATAAGCATCAACGGCACCGGCAAAATTCATCATTCCACTCAAAGTTGTGTTGCCTCCTGAGGTATTACCTCGTCCTGATTTTCTTTTCCCTCGGCACATGAAATGAACACCATGTGGTGTTGTTCCAACAGTTTTAACATCGCAATCTAATGCTTCCATAGTTAACTTGTTGGGTTTGAAGGATCTATAAATATTATTCTCCTCGATTATAGCCTCTTCCTCGACATGAGCATCAAACCGTGACATGTCAGCTTCAGCCTCGCCCGGCATTGTGCCGTTGTCCTGACGGAAACGCTGTCTAACGTTTTCGTGAACTAAGCCAAGGGTATTCGCATTCATGCCACTGGTATAGATGAGAAAGTGTTTAGAGCTCCATGACTTTTTAAGCATATTAGAATATGCAAGTGTCCATGGTCCTGTAACGTTTTGGAACTCGGGAGTAGATCCTTGTATCATACGGGGGCAAAATTCTTCAACATTTCCCATATGTACTTTCATGAGCCATTCCTTTTTGATGAAGCTCTTTGATCGAGCATGCATTTCAATATTAGTATGATTGACGGTGTGAAGATTCCTTACTCTTGTGAGTTCGTTTTGCCTCGGTAAGGGAAATCTTTTAACCCAAGCGTCCCATGGCACGGCCTTTATACAAGGTGGTGCCCCGGGGAAAAGTAAATATCGAAAACGCGTGAAAACTTGACCTAAACTCTGCCAGAGTGGTGCAAGTATTTCTCGATCTTTGGTTTCCAGTATGACCCTGTTTCTAGCTGCTGCAATTTCATTGTGTATGCAGGATCTGGCCATGACTGGGGTGTAATTACGTACACCGAAACCCAAGAGCTCACCGGCAAATTTCCTTTCACAGAAATAATCGCCAGTGATAGTTAACTTCGCAGTTGAGTG